CTTTCAGTTCTTCGATGACTTTGTGGATGAGGCTCACGATTGTTCCTTTAGAGGAGCGTTGAATTTGTACTGCACTAACCAGCAAATCTGTTACTGGCTCATACGATCAGCCCGGAGATGAAGGACTCCTGTCGGCGGTTCGTGGAGCTTGGATCCGGAGTTCGGACCGATCACGCAATACTGCGGATTCTCTTCGTTTTCGCTATGCCACGTGAGGTCCCCAACGTGGATAATGTCGACCTGGCAATGAATGCAGATCGACTTCAGAATGTTCTTTTTTGTCATTTTCTAAGGAGCGAAATGACGGAACCAGACGATGTTCGTTGGGAACGTCAGGGCGAATGCGTAGAACACTTTGCAGATGACATGCAGCAATTGATCACCCATGAAGCTGATCTGATTGCGACACTTCAGATCATCGATGATCCAGTGTGCGACGAATTCAAAGATTGCCAAGAAGAAGCAACCTTGTACGATTTGTAACGGATGCAAGTCGATCGTGAGTACCCCGAAGATCGACAGAATCCACCAGACGAAGCCTGCGTGGATGATTGCATGGTTTGTCAAGATGACCCACCATTGGATGCCAGGAATCGGCGTCTTGCGATTCTTGCCTTTCGACATGAAGTCGCCCTGCAGCGGATAGTCGGCAATCGCATGGCCAACCAGGAGAGCGAACAGCAACGCAACGTAGGTCATTATTCTTCTTCCTTTTAAGGGTGAAGGCGCAGCTTGAGTTAGTCTAGAAACGTTTTAAGAATTTTGCATGCTTCGGACGGACGCCAGTTTCCTGGACGATCGTACAAGCGTACCATTTCCTCAAACGAATCGTAGTACTCCGGTTCCCATTGATCCTCAAGCCCAAAACACGAGCAGTGGGATGCGTACACTTCGAAGAATTGCTTCTTCTCATGGTCGTAACCGAACACAATCGAGGATCCAGACCAATCTTCATACGTATACCCTGCGTACAGGATTTGGTATTTCGGATCGTCCTTCAGAGCAAACTGCGTGAAAACATCTTCGCGGCAATTAAACTCATCTTTGAAAACCGGTTCTTTCGACAACAATGCTTCTTGCATGATAAATTCCAGTATTTGAGTTAGAAAGCATTTCTTTCTCTGTACTGAAACCAATCACGTCAAGCTGCGCCTTCGAAGAAAGGATGGTCTAAGATCTGTATCGTCCGGGGGAGACGCTTTGCTACGAGGACGAGCCGCTGGGGGAGGTTGGTGGCTGTCGCTCTTGCTCGATCCTAGACCAAAAAAAATAGCAGGAAGGTGTTTAGTCTTCCTGCATGAAACGGGAGTCCAGAACGCATGCCCATCGCCGTGGGCCGCATCCCGATTGGGTCTGTGAACGCCGCTAAGCGAGCGTAAAATCGAGACGAACGTTCTGGGCAAATCATAGCAACTAAAACTATTTTTTTATTTTCCTACAGTTCGACGAAGTCAACCTGAGGACCGTGCCTGAGTCCGCCCGACCATTCGCTGCTATCACGCAACTTGCCATGAATGGTAGAACGGATAATGCTTTCACGCTCAGACAGGCGGTAGTACAGTTTTGGAATCCACAAAACGCACTCGACCGATGTATTGCCAACCGACACCAGCAGATTGACTGGAAGCATGTGATCACGACGGCCCATACTGTCGTGGTCGTTCAGCGCTTCCGCAATCTTCAGGAAGGTATTACGCTGAGTCGCCAGGAACTCATAAGCCGGATCATGCACGCCACAGTCTTCTGCTAGCTGGTTGTTTTCAGCGACGAGTTTCATACACTCGTCGTAAGTAATTGGGCCGAAACGATTGTACAACTTAAGCGACATTTCGGCGCGGCGCTTAAGTCTTTCGCTACCTGGACCACGATCCTCCATCAGGTCCTTTAGTGTGGCTTCACGGCGAAGACGCATCTGGTCTTCCATTTCTTGTCGGGAAAGCATTTTCAACCCTTGTAGAGTTCGAACAGCTCGCAGATCAATTCCGATTCATCTATCTCGTTCATCTCGAAGTCTTGATAGATCGTGGTTGCTTCCATGTACATGTCATGGACATTACCGATCACACATGCACGCTTACCATGCATCGTAAGTGCGCAGACTTCGGGAACTTCTTCACCCTGCATTGCCATCAGAAGACGGCCGTTAACCGGGTGTTCGTAGATCGACAACGCTTCCAGATTCGTCAGCATATCCATGCCAACAACGATCCGGCCTTCACCACCTGCCGACTGGGCACGTTGAACTGCCATGACGCTCATGCCGAGCTTGTTGAACAAGACCCGATTGCCGATGTCACGGAGCCAGTCAAACACGCTCTTCATCAGAACGCTCGATGCGGGATTCGTAGCCACGAAAGCCATTGCATCGAAACCATCCGTCGACGGATGAACAAACAGGTGTTGCAGCGGAACGCTATAGAACAACGGCTTCCACTTGTTTTGATGCTCCTTGACGAAATGCGAGCCAAAGGGTCCAACGTGGATGAACTCCTTCAGAAGGAAGTCCACGAGGAGATTGAGTTCCTCATCTTGAGGTGCGTCAGGCTCTCGCAGAAACCAGAAGTCGGTAGTGCGGAAGTTCACTTCCCCGACCATCTCGTCAAAGCGATCGCTGTGTTCAGAACCTAAAAGCATAGGCCCTCCATTTGAATAGTCAACTAATAAGTGCTGACATTAGAAAAAAAGATCCCGGCGTACTGCCCGGGATCTAATAACCTACGATGCTAAAGCTTATGCCTTAGCACCTTGCATCTTGCGAATCTTGTTCGCGACTGCGTTCGAACCTTGCAGGCCGATCTCGAATGCGTTTTCTTTACGCTCACGCGGCAGGTACACTTCGTTGCGAGCACGATCGTATTCGAAGCCGAGCATGCGGCAAAGCATGACAAAGTCATACGTCACGCCTTCAGCCCAAGCTGGTTCCATGCCGAGGCTGTTCCGCGCACAATGCACATCCGACGTGCAGACCAGAACGAACGCATCGCTGTTCATGCGGTAACGATCGTGGATCACGATGTTCAGGCCAGGATACACCACCACGATGTAGCAACGACGCTGCGTTTCTTCATCGAAATAGCTGACGGTCTTGGTCGGCTGAACCGGCTGACCTTCTTCGTCGACGAATACGACACTTGCCAACGGGTCATAGTAGCCCGTGCCATTACGCACTACTTGACCTTCGAGCGAAGCCCATTCGAAGGAATAGTGGGCCATCATCAGACCCACTGCAAAAAGATTATTCAACGTGCCGATCTTCTCGACACCAGCTTCGCGCATCTCAGTCAGCTTTGCCGTGACTTGTTTTTCCGGCGTCGTTTTGACATTTACAATCATGACATCTTCTCCCAGTTGTTCAGTGATGTTCTTAAGATGTTGAACAGCCATGCGTTGGTGAAATTCAGCACCGTCGCCATTCTGTGTTACGCGGTTATCCATGCCATTGCGAATAACCGGATGAAGTCCCCAGGCGTCGAGGTCGTTGCTGTTCTTGGTTTTCACGATCTCGTTACTGCCTTCCATCGCATACAGATGCATGACGATTTCATCCGGAGTCGCAACTATACCAGCCTTCTCAATGTGCAGCTTGAGCGCTGCCAGCGTACAGATGGTTTCCTGACCCTTGTTGTAAAGAGCTTGGAGGACGACGTCATTCATTGCGCGGACGATTTCGATGTTCATGTTGTTTCTCCAGAATTGTGGCGGGGATTATTCCCCATTGAGATTGTACTGCGAACCGCCGCTTAGATAGCAGCTTGGAAGTTCAACGTGTTGATCTTACCCACGCGGAACAAAGTACGTTCGATGCGCATCGTGCGCTTGTCGAGCTTCTTGCTAACTTCTTGGAATGCACCAAGGTTAACCGAATTCATGCGTGCCGCTTCCTTAGCTGCCTTAACCGCTTCGAGCTTTGCAGCGAGCTTGTTTGTGCGAGCGTTGAAGGCGATCGTCTTGAGGATATTCTTAAACATGTTGTTCTCCAGTACTAAATTTTAGCCATGCATTTTAGGGTATTCGGCAAGAGTTTATTAACTTCATTGCTGAATGTCACCCGAGTTATATATAGTTGAAATTCTTTACAATGCGATTTTACGGCAAAAGAAAATACCAGGCATATGCCTGGTATTTTACCATTCGTTAACTATCGCTAACGAGATTGTAGTCTTTAGAGATGAACCCTACCTCGCTCAGATTCTTGCGACTACGCATGTGAGGACGGCGCCAGTAAAGCTTGTCGCCACGAGTGCAAAAATGCCCTCGCACCATGTGCGCGCGACGAACAGTTCTTGTTTCTTCGGATCCGCCTATGAACGCCATGATATCATTTATCGATTCGTAACGTTTCTTTGAACGGTATATATCAAGTACCTTGTATTCGAAATGCTTGTGCAGCACTTTAACGACTCCGGCCAGTTCCTTTTTAGAAGGTTTATAAGTCACGATTTCTGTATTCGATGCGTTCAAATACAGAAGTGTTTCCATGAGTGAGTAGTACGAAATCATCATAATTTGCTTAAAGAATGATATCGCGCAATGCATAACGTATTTTACTTTATCCTCAAGAGTAGGAAGCTTGATCAGAACTTCATCAGAAGGTTTCTGAAACGAAAAGAGTACTTGCTGAATTTCCTGATCGGTAGATTGCACCGCTACTGTCGAAGGAAAAAGATTCGTTTCATTGTAACGTTCTTCGCCCAGTTTAGCCAAATTTACCGTATTAAGAAGAACGTAAATCGGACTAATCCCGCCTTGTTCGTTAATCGTAATAAGACGAGTATCGTAAACAATGCGGTGCTCAAGTCCTTTATCAATCGTAGATTGTCGATTAACACGATTGATAAGATATGTTTCGTCATCGATGTGATGTGTTGATTCGAATTTACCGAATTCAATTAGTACTCCGCCGGTTTCATTTTCGATAAATATCGAAGGAAAAGGCAAACGACCATACTGCCGATACATATCGCGTTTTTGAGTGATGAGTTCATCGGTTAGCTCATCGTCGACAATTTCAGCCAAACTTTTTTCAAATTGCTTATCGCCAAGATCAAAGAGTTCACGGCCGACTACGAATTTAGTCGAACTTATTACCCGTCTCCTAACTTCCATCGGCGGCAACACAGGGCGATTAGATACTGTCGAAAGAAAATTGAACCGTGCCGCGATTTTTTGTGAGATCATCATTTTAGCTCTCCAAAGAGAATTTTGAAAGGAATGAAATTGATTCTTTACAGAATCTCCCAGCAGTTATATATGTTTGATTTATTCTAAAAGACAAAAAAATAAAGCATACTACCTGGGCTTTCGCCCAGGTAGTATATGCTAAACACCGAGTGTTGAAGTGTGATGCATGGTTGTTGAAACCAATGCCTTCTCTTTCATCAAGTCTCTCTTGGACCGATGATAAGTCATGTGCTTCGCAATGTTCATGCACGCAAAGTACACAAACGTAGGAACACGATCCGAACCGTAAAGCCTCTTGAGATCGCGCAAGCGGCCAAGACTTTGGAGGTTGGATTGAATCGAATCGATAGCAACCGTCAGGATCACTGTCGTCAGATTCGGGATATCGATTGCAGTGCCGGCCTTTTGCAAGGTAGCAATGATCACATCAGCTTCAAGAGCCTTTGCTAACGAATCCCCCTGGTTGTATTTTGCGAACATCAGGTCAGGCATCATCTGCTTGTAGTAAAACATTGCATCTTCGCACATCTTTCGAGTTGCGAAGTAGATGAGGCACTTCTCGCCTGGCTTTCTTTCGAAGAAGTACGTCTTGCGCATCACGTCGTAAACCATCAGCAGATACTGCTTGAATAGCTTCGTCGATCTTTGCAATGACTTCTCAAACTCCACGTGGGAATACGACGTTCTTCCACGAGCCGTAGTCTTGAGACGACGAGGCTCATGAATGTCATACATCCATGCGATAGATCTGATATACCTCTTGTACTCAGGAACCTTCATCCGGTTTTCAAGCGGATAGGCCATCTTGTACATGTCCATGATGAACTGATTACGGTGAATCAGCGTCGCGGACAATGAGAGAGACTGCTCGATATGGCAATACAGATCGAACAGGAAGTTCGCATGAAAGTCCTGGTGTGTTTCGTCAATGATCCGGAAACCAAAGCCGCACGCCTGCATGAACTCCCACGGATAAATACGGAACCCAGGAACGTATTCCCCTGGAGGGAGTTTTTCTTGTTCCGTGATCCAGTTGCGCATCGTGGCATTCGAGATCAGCACAAAGGTCGGTTCCAGCCAACCATCCATGAGACCATTGATCAACCACGCAAGCCGAGCAGAGCCACCATCGTTCTTTTCACCACCGATGGTAACAATCTGCGTTGGCGCGATATCGCACTGTTTATTGATATCGTCAACCCACTTATCCAGGTAACCTGGCTTCATGAAGGCGACGGTTCTCAATCCCCAGAAAGCTGCAGCGAAAATCGACAAAGCCGATTTGCCACCACCAGTCTGAAGGCCCAGCAATTTTGAAACGATGTCGGGATTCTTCAACTGCTCGAAGATCGGTACTTGATCGTCGAACGGTTTGAAATGATCTTTGATCTTGATCTCGACCTTTGCCGACTCGTAAGCCGGTTCGATTATGTATGTAACATCCTCAGGGCGAGCGCCTGCGCGTTCCAGAATCCTTTTGAAATCGGACAGGCTGTTGATGTGGAACCGGTACTCTAGATCCGGATGATTCCAGTCCGTATCCAAAGGCGGTTCGTTTATTTTTGTTCTAGTGACGGGAGAAGAGTAGGAATCCTGGAAGTCTAAGAACTTTTCGCCTCCAGCTTCCTCCCAGTCCCAATACTCGAACCAGGAGGCGAATCTTCCTACGACTTTCCGCATCGCCGGGGACGGTTCGCCAAACTTCACGGAGAAGTGATGGCTGAATATCCGGACAATTGCTTTACTCATCGTGCAAAAAACCCCATAAGGCATAGCTCAAAGGATGTAATGCACCCTGAGCAATTTTATACGTAGAACCAGTCCTTGGTGCGTTCTGTTTTACTATTCAATCGTTGCCTTACGATTGACGTATAGAGCCCAAGAGCCTTTGCTGCCTCGACGATGGAGTCGTAGATCACTCCTTGAATCGAGACCTTCCTGGACTTCTTGGCACGGTATTCGGGGTCTTGCCAATAAGCAGTGGCTTTCGCCTTTTGTTCTTCTCGCTTCTCGGGAGTTCCTTTGATCTCTTTCATTGCCTGAGAGACCTTCATGCGATTTTCAAGAGTGCTGTTTCGAGTAGCTAAACGTCGTCGTCTTGCTTCTGCGAACTCTGGCGCCAACTTATCATTCGATACAGCACCCAGTGACGAATTCAGAAGAAGTTCCGATTTAGAAAATTCATCCAAAATCTGTTGCTCGTAAAGATAGGCTAATTCTCTCGCACGCTCATCATGACCAGCGTAAAAGAATTCGAATTTGAAATGCGGATCTTCATTATAAAGTCTTTGAAGATTCTTCGAATGATGTTCATTTTTACGAAGCATTCGAATATGAGTATGTCGTCGCTCGTAAAAATTACCACTCGATCCGACATAAAACTTGCCGGTTTTGATATGAACTATTTTATAAGTTCCTATCAGATTGTCTTTTTTAGTTGGTACTGTGCCTAAGAATGAATCGTTATATTCTCTTTCCATAATCCAAAATAAACAAAAAATAAACAGAGAGAGCCGAAGCTCTCTCTGTTTCACTTAGTAATAACTATATTCTCGGAAGAATCTCCGGGTTGAGGATCATGTCGAAAGGATGGTCCGGACGATTCTTCACAATGAAGCTTTCCACCGAGCTAAAGATAATCGTATGTTTTTCGAAGGCCATCGTCGATCCGAGTGAACGCATTGCCATCGCGCGAGACATCACACCGATGCCTTTCTTCGACCACGGCTTGGACAGCGCATACTGACCAGCAGCAGCAGAACGAATCGTGATACCATAAACCGCCACTTCGACCTGAGCCATGTTGATGGACAGTTCGCTGTTCAGCAATTCGTAGGTATCGATCAGGAAGTCATCCACGTCGGTGAATTGATCGCGGATTTCTTCACGCTTGACCTCAGACTCGATATGGGATTTGAAGCCCAACGAGAAGTCGATCAGCGAGTCATTCTTCATGGGAACGAAAGCGAACGGTTTGCTGCTATCCCATCCACTCATATCGATCACGAAGTTGTTCTTCGCATCGATTTCCCAATATTGCTCTTTCACGTACTTCAGCATCTCGTGAGAGAAGCTTGCCATACGCTTGCCGGTACCGAGGATGAACGGACGACGGTCAACATACGCACCGTAATCCACTTCCAGAGCCATCGAGCCGATTTCCGTAATCCGGCCGATCGAAACACGATCGATATCGGTGAGATACATCACGTCGGTCAACGATTTTCCCTCGTCGTGACTGATGATCATCTTGTACGGCTTACCTTGCAGATGCTCCGTGAAGTAATACGAAATCCCGTCCTTGCCAACTTCCAGGAACTTCGCATCTTCTTCCATCACTCGCAGCTTTTGCACCACGCTGTTTGCCAGATAGTGCTTCTTCGACAACTGACGCTGAATAATGAACGCGTACAGGTCGGTGGTCATCAGCTGGCCGAGGTTGGTACGCTTGGGGATCGTGAGGCTGATCGCGCCAAGGCAAGTCTCGCAAACACCGTTCGGATCAGGATGCGCACAATGCGAAATGGTCCGCATGTGAATAGGCCGATCGTACAGATGTTCATCAGTGCTCTTGATTTCCATGAGCGTCTGATTAGGATCTTCCGGAAGATAGTAATACTTACC